CCCACTTACAGAACCGCTGGGCATAATCTACCTGCCGTGATCTGCATATCTCCGGATTAAACTCATTGAAGCCTTCTATTTCGTCGGCATACTGAACCGATCCCATGTGCCCGTCCGAAATACGCATCACAGCAACGCATGGGCTACCTACCTTACCGGATCCAACCTTATACGTATTTGGTAAAGCTAAAACAGGTTGTAAGTTAATAGATAGTTGTGCAAAAAAGTCTTCTAGCTTACCATGAGACCGTTTATATTCAGCAAGGATCTTGTCCTTGTCAGCAATGACGTTCCTCAGTTCTATACTCAGCTCTGAATGCTGTTCTCTAAAATCTGTTAGTTTTTTCATCTCATTATCCCTTCATTTTTCAATGTCTCAATTAATTTAACCTTAGCCCAATAATCTACTGATCCAGCCCGACCTCTGTATTTCTTAAACGATTCACTATCCAATACGGTACTAATACCTGGATAACCCGGACTAAGACCTGACATCTTTATGATGTCTGATTTTTCGTATAACATATCATCCATCAGCTTATTATTAAATACCTGGGATAATATATATACTACATCATGCTTTTTCCTAAATTCTTCTGTTGAGATTCCCATTTTCTGTTTATTTGGTTTAGAAATTGATTTAGTAACTTCTGTCCCATTAAAAGACTCACGAAAAAATTTCCCACAGTCCTTACATTTATATTGTTGTTTGCCTCTGCCGGTACCATTATTATATACATTATCAGAACCACATCCCGGACAATTCATCTTATTTCATTTTTTAATTACAATCAAACCATTTCCATTCAGGTAACTCTATACCGGTAGGATTTTTACAATGTATTATTGAAAGTTCTTTGGTATAATACTCAAGCCATGCATAAATAGTATAAAATTTACTTGTCCATCCAATTCCTGGTATGTATATCTTTTCCATTATAAATTAAATAAAGGCCTCCCGCAGGTGGCCTTCATACTCCTTTAACACTTACACCTAGTATATAGGCTGGTCAATGAGCATATTAAAATTATATCTTTCATATTACCCTTCTGGCTACCCTTTTATCTGCTAGTTTTTTAAACGCTCCACTCGATGCATCCGCCTGGTCCTTATAAGTAGAGAATGGAAAATTCCTTAACTCATCTTTATACACATGGTTCCAGTCTGCTACTAACATCTGTACGTTCCCATTATTCACTTGTACCGAAAAAGGATCCGCCCGGAATACCTTATCTCCGGTAGGGCATTCTTTAAAACAACTATACCCGGCCAGGTTACGGATGGTCGCCTCAGCACTCTCTTTCCCACCTGAGCCGGGTTCTTGTTCTATACCTACAGTTACATTATACCCATCACTTCGGGCGGTTTGTTTTAGAATCATCTCACGTTCTTCACTGGACCACTGCCCACGAACGACATCCTCTATAAGGAAATGCCCATCTGCAAACTTATGCATTTTCACGCCTACCGTAAATGCCCCCGTACCCTGGCTTCCTGCCTTATCCCAATATCTAACGGATGCTATTATGTTGGTAAGCGGTGGCATCCGGGAAAGCATCTGGAAGTGATCCACCTTGAACATCCCTCCGCCTGGCGAAGTAGGATTCTGTCCTATCTGACCTGCATAGCCATATTGTCCCAGGTCAGCTTCAAGATCATCCAGCATCTTCCAATTCAAACGAACTGGATCTAACAAATCATCTTTATAATACTTTATTAATTCTGTGGGTTGAACATGTTCCCGAAAATTACGTATTTCCCCTGGCAGGGATATATGTCGTATATTCTTTTTCTTTTTGGATAGAAGATGTCCGGTTGGATCATCTTGATGTAGTCGTTGCATTACCAAAACAGTAGGGGTAACTGCTTTATCTGTTTTCCGAGTAGGTAAGGTTTGAGTCATCCATTGATTAGCATTCTCAAGTTCCTTTTCCGATGCTGCCTGGGTTGGGTTCAGTGGATCATCTATAATAAGTATATGACCATGGAATCCCATCAACGTTCCTCCTACTGATGTACTATATCTATTACCCCCAAATGCTATACGATCCATCCTACCTTGATACTTAGGAATCCTTTTATAAACTTTAAAATTAGACTTGGTATCCTTATCTTCTTTTATACCTAGTTCCGGATATATTTTCCTGAATGCTTCACTCCGAATTAAATCCCTGCAATACTCAGCTGACTCTAATGATAATGCTGCTGAATAACTCCCACAAATAAATCTCATCCAATACCATAGTGACCAACACCAGGCAGGAAACATTATACTACAGGTAATTGTTTTCGTAGTACCAGGAGGTACATTAAAAATAAGATCATATTTTCTTGGTAAACCTTTGGATACCCTATATACTAATTGTTCTAACTCATCACATAAAACATCTTTAATATGCCAATTAGACTTAAAGGTATCATTACTTACTACTGGCCAGAAATGTTCTATAAAATGATAAAAACTACGATTATTCTTTTCTCTAGTCACTGCATACCGATCACTCAGTATAACTTGATGCTTAGTTTGCGTAAAAGAATTTGATGTATCAATCATTGATTCCATGCTCTGGTAATTCTTTTATTCCTAATTTACTCTGTATTGTATCTAAGGTATCCAATTCTTTATCCGAAAGGGTTGTTAGATCCAGTATATGCCTATGGTCTATGGCTCCCTCTACTCTTCTTATATCTGCCCAGCGTTCTCTTTGACGGTTTCTTAACCAGAATTTACATGCGGCTGTATCGGGTGGATAATACTTTGTTATAGGTGTAATGATTACTTCTCCAGTAAATTTGTGCTTGGATATGTGTACGTCCGGGTGACTATATCCTAAGGCTTTTCTGTATAAAGCTACTTCTACACAAGCATCAAATTCTTTTTTACCCCTGTCCTGAGCTTCCCGGAAGTCTGGTTTGGTTCGTTTCCAATAATGGATGGTATTAATATCAACATCGAATGCTATAGCTAAATCTTCATCCCTTAATCCTTTTAATGTCAATAAATATGCCCTAACTATAATATTATCCTTCCACTTTCCCGGTTTACTTCCAGGGTTTAATACCCCTACCTTCTTTGTTTTTCTGGTAAGATTATATGTTTTTAGCTTGGTGCGGGTCATTCTTACTTAAATTAATTGAGTAAATTAATATATATATATGGAAGAAAAAATATAAAAGATTTTTAGTTAAAAACTTTCCCATTTAAATAATTGATAATTAGTTACTTATAACTTTTCCTCCTTGCAAATTATTATTATTTTTAAAAATAATTGTTAAAAAGTTTTTTTATTAAAAGAATTTAATTAATTTTATTGAGTATTAAACCTTAAAATCATGAAAACAGCAACAAAATCAACTAAAGTTCAACTAATCGTAGATATGTCCCGTTTTTACGATAGTATTGAAAGGGCTACAATTAATATAAGTTCCCCAAAGGGAGGAAAGATATATATACACAAAAACCATTGTAGTTTATTTAACCCAGAAGAAAAAAAGGTTTGGGGGCAACTTGTAAATGGAATTACTGATTTTTCTAAAGAAGAAATGAAATTAATGTTGGCTATGTCAAAGATCCCATTTTTTGCGAAAAAAAGATAACCTCATAGTTATGGAATACTTTAATCAACAATTACATGAGCTAGAACTAAAATTAGAGTACGCTAAATTCTTTCATCCTGCAAAGGTTCCTTATTACCAAGCATTGATTATTGACCTAAAAAAGAAAATATCCCAAAAAAACCAAATATCATGATAAAACCAGGTGATCTAATCGTTCCAAGAGATTATCCAGAACTAAAAAGCCGGGTAATCCAAGTAATAACCCACAGCGCTTTCGATGAAACCTTATATGTAGTAAAAGGTGGAATGAAATATACCAGAGAAGAGATTAAAACTGTTTACCATAAAGTCTAAATGAATCCCCAAGTCAAAAAAGCTGAGATCGTTCGATACAAGAACGGGAGACGTGGAATTAAAATCACTTTCTCATTTAACTTCGAAGACCTCGACCGGGTAAAAAGCCTAACCGAACGAAGGTTTCATCCTGAAGGTAGATACTGGACAGCCCCATTAAGAATGCAATCCGTGGAAAGCCTAAAAAACTGGAATTTTGAACTTTGCCCTGAACTCCGCCAATACCTCCGTAAAACAAAAGTCCACGTAAGCCAGGTATCCGAAATAGAAGTACCGGGACTCCGAAAAGCGCTTTATCCTTTTCAGAAAACAGGAGTAGCTTTCATAGAGGCCAAAGAAGGCCGAGTACTGATTGGTGATGAAATGGGTCTAGGTAAGACTATGCAAGCTTTGGCATGGTTACAGCTACATCCTGAACTTCGCCCTGTTATTATTGTAGTACCCGCCTCCCTTAAACTTAACTGGGCTAAAGAAGCTCATACATGGATGAATAGACCTCGTATACAAATACTATCTGGTACATCGGCTGATAAGAAACTGAAAGGGGAGATCATTATTATTAACTACGACATTCTCCATCCCTGGATGAACGTTTTATTGGCTTACGGACCTATGGTTCTTGTTACGGATGAATGTCACTATTACAAGTCCTCAAAAGCTAAGCGCACTAAGGCTGTAATGGCTCTAGGAAGGCATATACCGTACGTTCTTGCCCTTAGTGGTACTCCTATAGTAAACCGCCCTATTGAAGTCTACAACGCCGTTAAACTGATTGACCCTACTATCCTACCTACCCGCTTCGAGTACGCTATGAAATACTGCGGAGCTAAGAACAATGGGTTTGGGTGGGATTTCTCGGGGGCAACTAATACTGAGGAGCTACATGAAAAGCTTTCAAACACTATAATGATCCGCCGGAAGAAAGCAGACGTTCTACCCGATCTCCCTGATAAAATGAGATCCTTTATTCCTATGGAACTGGATAATGAAAAAGAATATCAGTTTGCTGAAAAAAACTTCATAGCATTCGTACGCGATAGGAAAGGAAAGGAGGCAGCAGAGCGGGCTAGTAATGCTCAGGCTCTTGTTGAGATCGGGGGTTTAAAACAACTAGCCGTGCAGGGTAAAATGAAACAGACTATTGAGTGGATCACGGACTTCCTAGAAAGTGATCAGAAGTTAGTTGTATTTGCCGTCCATAAATTTGTTATTAATGCTCTTATGGAGGCGTTTGGTATTATTGCTGTAAAAGTAGATGGATCGGTTACTGGAATAAATAGGGATCGTGCCGTAGTGGAGTTTCAAACTAACCCAGCCATTCGTTTATTTGTAGGTAACGTAAAAGCTGCTGGAGTAGGTATAACCTTAACTGCCTCTTCAAATGTAGCCTTTCTGGAACTTCCTTGGACTCCTGGAGAGGTTGTGCAAGCAGAAGACCGCGTCCACCGTATAGGTCAAAGTAACAATGTATGTATTCACTATCTACTCGCCTCTGGTACTATTGAGGAAAAGATAGCTGAGTTGATTGACCGGAAACGTAAAGTACTGGACTCTGTATTAGATGGAGAGGAAACAGATACAAAATCACTATTATCAGAATTAATAAATGAATATGAATAGTTTTATTAAACAAATAAATCAAAAATCAGATGTTTAAAATTAATGTAAAATCAGAAACACGGGTTAGTATCGAAAATCCAACCTCATTCGGTTATTATGATATAACAATCGAGGAAAATTCAATTAGAATAAGAAAATCAGGATTCCTAAGTGATCAAATAGTAATATATCCAAAGGCATCAAATACTATAACCATTTTATAATGCAAAACATTAATCTCATCCGCAAAATAGCCTGGTCCTTCCATAAAACTACTGGAAAGGATTGGGAGGACCTATTCCAAGAAGCCACGCTGGCTTACCTTGAAGCTTTACATTCATACGACCCTAAACGGGGTAAGATAACTACTTATATGTGGTGGTGTATTACCTCCCATCTAAAATCATATCTTAGGAAAGAAGCTACCCTGACCAATCATATATATTCGATTGAAGATATTCCTGCCGACCTACCTGTTTTTAATCCATCCTTATTTGAATCCCTTACCGAGGATGCACAGCAAATAGCTAAAACGGTATTAAAATGCCCTAAGAAATTTGTGACTTGTCAACGTCCTACTGCTTATAAACGTCTGCATCGGGTATTAAGTAACAAAGGGTGGAAGACGGAAAGAGTCCGGCGAGGGATTAAAGATCTGGAAGTGGAATTTTCTTCGTTATAAAAATTTTAAGTATAATAATATAAAA